TCCGAAGGACCGACTGAGCGACCGGACGGTGTACGACCGGGCATCGGGGTTTGCGCCGACGAAGCAGCCAATCGTGGCGTTCCGCAACGGGGCGCTGATTCGAATCAAGACGGCGGGGCAGGACACGATCGACTTCGCAGGCGCGACGCTGCGGGGCGTGGGCTTCGACGAGCCGCCTGGGTCGCTGCGGATGTTCACCGAAGCGCTGATGCGGGTGGCCGAGATCGACGGCTATCTGCTGCTCAGCTACACGCCGGTAAACGCGGACACCAGCTACCTGCAGGAGCTGGTGGCGTCGGGGCAGCTCGAGGACTTGCACGCGCGCCTGACGGCGGATCAGCTGATTCCGATCGGCTGCACGGAGCCCCTAAAGACGAAGGCGGGGATCCCGAAGGACGATGTGTGGATCGCCGAACGGGAGCAGAAGGTTCCGTCGCGCGAGCGCGAAGTCGTTGTCCACGGCGAATACGATGCCGGGCCGGAGGGCGCCTACTTCGAGGGCGCCTGGGACTCGAGCCGCATGGTGCTCCACACCGACCCGCCGGGCATGCACCGTGAATGGCTGACGCTGGGCATTGACCACGGCGACCGGCCTGGAAAAGAGTGTGCGTACCTCATGGTTGTGACGCCGCCGGAGGACGAAGGGGCGGGGCACCCGCACGTCCACGTTCTGGACGAGTACGTGGCGCAGACGGGACAGGAGACTCCTGAGGACGATGCTCGCGGCATTTTGGCGATGTTGCGTCGACACGATCTGGCCTGGACGGATTTGCGGTTTGCGCTTGGCGACCGTGTCCACGCACCAGGGCGTGCGCAGCAGAAATCGAACCGCGACCTGCAGGCGCAGATCGCCAAGCTGCTCAAGGTGCCATTTGACGGGCTGCGCCCGCAGGTGCTGACGGCGAAGCGCGGCGAGGGGCGCGGCGCGGGCTCGGTGGGGGTCCGGTCGCGGTGGCTGCACCATCAAATGGTGCGCGGCCTGTTCACGGTGTCGGCGCGGTGCATCCGGCTCATCAACGCCATTCCGCGCTACACTGGCCGGGACGATGATTCGAAAGACCCGATCGACGCAATCGTGTACGGTTGCGACCGATTGGTCTATGGCGGCTGGCGGTCGAAGCAAGCCAGCAACGTCAAGCTGTGGTAGGAGGCGCTTATGTTTCTTCGACACCTGCTTCCGCTTGATGTGCCGCCGCCCGTTTCGGATGCTGGCGACCAGCAGCGGATTGAGCATTCTCGCTTGCGCCGTCGGTTGATGTACGGGCTCGGGCGGGAGGACGTTCGGGACCGCATGCGGCTGGCGTTCGGGGCGTTGCGGTCAGACGTCATCGGTGAGCCAGACTTGTCGGGGAACCCGCTGCTGGCTGCGTGCACGGCGGTGGCGGCACTGTATGACCGCGATCCGGTTGTCACCCATCCGGTGGGCCCGGCGGCCACCACGGCGCTGGCCCCGCACCTTCGCACGCTGTGGCCGCTGATGCAGCGGGTGCAGCGCGACGCGGTGGCAATGCGCGAGATGTTGGTTCGCGTGGACTGGCGGGTGGACGCGGCGGGGACGCCGGAGATCGTGTACCGCCCGGTCCCGCCCGATATGGTGCAGATGCGTCACGACCCGGCGCGGCCCGACCATCCGCTCGAGGTCCGCGAAGCCGTCCGCGTCCGCGACCAGGTCGGGCGCGAGGAATGGGTCTGGGAGGTGTGGCGGGTTGCTGCGGATGGCACTGACGGGTACCACGCGTGGCACGACTGGGCGACTGATGAGGACGTGTCCGAGCGGTATGGCCGCATGGCTGAGACGGGCCCGACGTACCAGTGGAGGACGCTCGACGGCCGCTACGTGCTGCCCTACGTGCTGTACCACGCGGCGCTGACGGGGGCGCTTCTCGATCCGTACCACGGGTCCGAGCTGGTTTTTGGCACGCTGGATGTGGCGGTACTGTGGACGTACCATAGCCACATCATCCGCAATGCAGCGTTCGAGGTGCGGTACACCCTGGGCGCGCGCATTGGCGCCGAGCTTGACTATGGCGACACCGGCGGCGGGCCGCGCATGCGGGCGGTGGCTGATCCTACGGCGGTGCTGTCGGTGCAGCGGGACCCGGACTTCGACGGGCAGCCGCAGATCGGGGCGCTGGCTCCCAGCGCTGACCCGCTGGCCATCGCGGAGGCGATCGTCATCCGGGAGCGCCGGCTGATTGCCTTTGCGGGCTTGAGCCCGGCAGACGTGCACCGGACGTCCGGTGACCCGCGCTCGGGCTACAGCCTGGCCATCACGCGCGACGGCCAGCGCGAGGCGCAACGCCGGTACGCTCCGGTGTTCTCGCCGATCGACGAGGAATTGATGGGGCTGTCGGCGACCGCGCTGCGGCTGGCCGGCGGGCCGGTGCTCCCGGAGGTTGGCTGGTCGGTGCGGCACCAGCTGCTGCCGGCGTCGCCGGAAGAGCGGGATGCCGAGCGGCGCGAAGTGCTCGAGCTTATGGCGCAAGGGCTGATGGGCCGGGCGGAAGCGCGCGCGCGTCTGACCGGTGAGTCGATGGAGCAGGCAGAGCGAATCTTGGCCGCGCTGCGGCCGATGATGGGGGCGTGATTGGCTGACGAGCAGCAGGAAGACCCGATCGAGGCCGCCGAGAACATGGCCGCCGCCAACGGCAACGCAGCGTTCGCCGAGCGTTTGCGGCATCAAGCGGCGCAGATCCGCAGCGCGCGCGCGGAGGCTGCCAAGCTCCGCGCCGAGCTGGACGGCGTCAGCAAGAGCCACGTCCCGATGACAGAGCTCGAGAAGCTGCGCAGCCAGATCGAAGTCGAGCGCGCGTCTTGGTCGGCAGAGCGGGCGGTGTATTCGATCGGCATCACCGACCCGCAGGCGATCAAGGTGGCGCAGCTGTTCCACGCTGACCTTCCCGAAGCCGAGCGGCCGCCGTTGGCCGATTGGCTGAAGGGGCTGCAAGCCGAGCCGAGCAAGGCGCCGAAGGCGTTGCAACTGTACTTTGGCGCTCCGGCGTCGACTGACCAGCCGCAGGGGAATCAGCGGCGCGCTGCTGCTGCGCCGCCGGTGGCGGCGTCGGTGGCGACGACGACGACGGGCGCGACTTCGGGCGAACTGTCCGCTGAGCAGATTCGCCAGATCCAGCAGCGCGCGCGCGAGTCCGGGGACTGGGCGGAGTGGGATCGGTACTTCCCTCGGAAGTGACAACCAGGGCGGACCGTGGTAGCGTGAAAGCAACGTCTACCACCTGGCACCGCGAAGCCGGCGATACGGGCGCAACCTAGCCAGGCCAGACGAACGAGCCGAACATGGCCAACGAGATTCTGTACGCTGGCGTTGCGGACCTTCGCACCGCCGAGATCCTGTCCGGTGAGTACCTTCGCCTGCTCGCGGCCCGCGAGTCGCTGCCGCAGCACCCGGCGCTCGTGTACGGCGGCGATGCCGCTGGCAGCGGGTCGGTTGTGGTCAAGATCCCGCACCTGGGCCTCGACGGCTACGACCTTCCGTCGTCCGTGGCGGACGGCGCGGCGATTGCGAACACCGCGCTGTCCGACGGCTCCACCGCCATCACGGTGGCGCGGTACAGCAAGGCCTACGAGATCAGCGACCTCGCGCGCCTCTCGGACCGTGGCCTGCTGTCGCCGCAGGCTTTCGCGCAGGACGCGGTCGTCTCGTCCGCCGCGCTGCTCGTCTCGCTGGTGGCGCCGCTGATGTCGGGCTTCTCCAACTCGGTTGGCAGCACCGGCGTGAACCTTTCGATCGCCGACTACTTCGCGGCCATCGGTCAGCTCGAGGTCTCCAACGTCCCCGGGCCGTACCTCGCCATCCTGCACCCGCAGCAGGTGTCTGACCTCCGGGCGGCGATCGCCGCGTCGTCGGCGGGCGCGATTCAGTGGCTGCCGGAGTCCCAGGAGCAGGTCCGTCTGCTCGGCAACGGGTTCCGCGGTACCTTCGGTGGCGTGCAAATCTTCTCGACCACCTACGTCCCGACCGTCGCGGGCGGCGCGGACCGTGGCGGCGGCATGTTCGGCAAGGGCGCGGTCCTCTGGGCCGACGCCAGCATCCCGGCTTCGAACAGCTCGGAAGAGCTGATCATCGGCGGCAAGGTGCTCTTCGAGCGCGAGCGCGACGCCAAGTCGGGCCTGACTCAGTACGTGACCCACCGGTACGTGGGCGTGGCTGAGGGCATCGACGCGGCCGGCGTGCAGATCGCCACCGACGCCTGATTCTGACTCGATCACGGAGGTTCCATTGTCTCGAGCGACCCGCCAGCAGCGCCAGATCGAACCGGAAGCGGACGGCGGATTCACGCCGCAGCTCGACGGAGTCGGTGACACGGCTCCGGCGCATCCCATCGGTGTCGGTGTGGTCTCGCTGCTTCGGTGGCATCCCGAGCGGTGGCACGTCATGCATGGTCGGCTGATTCCGCAGACCAGCGGCTTCCCCTTGCAGGCGGGCGTCAACAACGTCCGCCGCAGCCGGGACGGTCGCTGGTTGATCCGCGAGGCAACGGCGCAGGCCGCCGAGCGCGGATGGCGAATCATCCCGACCGATGTGGACGGGCCTGGCACTTCCTACTTCGCCGATTCGGCCGGCACCTACCGTTGGCAGAAGCGTCACCCAGGCTCGTCGGTCGTTGCGACCGACGAACGGGCGTACGCGGCCTGGATGGCTGGCTTGATCGAGCGTGGCGTGATCGAGCCGATTCGGCCGTACGTCGCCGAACGCATCGCCGAGCAGCTGCGGCAGCAGGTTGGCCAGGTGTCCGATCAGGTCGCCCAGGGGTCGCCCAGCGCGGTCCCGCTGCTCGAGCGCCTGCGTGCAGACCTCGGTGTCGTCGAGAAGACGCTGGCGGGTGCTGCATGAGCGACCGAGACCACCAGTCCCGCGCTCAGTCCGAGTCGCGGATGTACGAACAGATGCGCCAGTCTGGGATCACCCACGATGCCGCGCGTGAGGCCGCCCGCAAGGCGTCCGAGACCGTGCACCGCACCGTGGACCGGACGCACTCCGATACCCACCGCAAGCCCGACAAGGGCTGAGAGGTCACAATGTCCATTTCCCGCATGATCACCGCCGCTGGTACGGCGGTCTCCAACACCACCACCGAGACCTCCCTGGCCTCGTGGGCCGTCTCCGCGAACGAACTGCAGCCGAACAAGCTGTACCGCGTCACCGGCGCGATTCGGTCGACCGCGACGAACAGCACCGACACCCTCACCGTCACCATCCGGTGGGGCACCTCGTCGACCATGTCCTCGAACACCTCGGTGTTTGCGACGACTGCGGTCGACCAGGCCAACGACGATGTGGTTGTGTTCGCGTTTGATCTGCACGTGCAGACCGCCACGCGCGTCGCCGTGTCGGGCTTCATGACCGACGCTGACGCTGAAGGCAGCAAGCTGCTCGGCTCGGTCTACCACGTCCTGACGACCGCAAAGGACACGGCCTACCGGCTCGACGTGACCGCTACCTGGTCGGTGGCGAACGCTGGCAACTCCTGCCAGGCCGAAGCCTTCACCATCGTCGAGATCGTCTGATGGCACTGGCGACCCGCTACAGCACGGACTTCCGTGTTGCGGATCTCATCCGCCGCGGCGTCACTACGACGCTGCGGTGTGCGATGTACCGCGGCGGGTCGCTGGTCGCTCCGGTGTCCGGGACGGTGTCGATCTACGATCAAGCCGGGACGGCCATTGTCACTGCGGCGGCGGTTGTCGTCGCCGATGGCGTCGCCACCTATGACGTGCTCGGGACGACGACGGCGTCGCTGCAGCTGCGCGAAGGCTGGCGGGTGTCCTGGTCGCTGACCATGCCTGATGGCGTTGTTCACGTAGCAGAGAACAACGCCATTTTGGCGCGGCACGTCCCGCACTGCCCGGTGTCCGAGCGTGACATTTGGTCCCGCGTGCCGAGCTTGCACCCCGACTCTTCGGGGCGGATCTCGACGCGCCGGGACTACTCGACGACGATTGACGATGCGTGGGTGCAGATCCAAGACGGCCTGCTCAGCAAGGGCCGCCGGCACGAGCTCGTCGTCACCGCCACGCAGCTCCGCGAAGTCACGCTGCTGCTGTGTCTCGCTTTGATCTTTGAGGACCTTGCCGCCGGCATGCAGGACGGCTCGGCGATGCGGCTGTCCGCTGCCGACTACCGCCGCCAGTACGCCACGATGTGGGCGCAGCTGTCGTTCGACTACGACTCGGACGATGACGGGACGCCCGACACCCGGGCGTCGGCGCCACAGACGGT